CATCGCACGACAGCAGCACGCGCGACACACGATCGTTGGAGTTGATGCGAGTCAGTCGGTAAATCGAGCCGATCGAATCGGTAGCGGTTGCCTCGACGAAGCCGAGGCGCTCACGCAGACGGCCGCCGTCGATACGTTGCGGCGACAAGGTCTGTGGGAGCGCGTCAGAGTTGGTGACGGCGGTGGATTTGGTGGTTACTACAGCCATGATTCAATGCTCCTGAATTCAACTGGGGAAGGCGAAACCGGAGCCTTACGACTCAACCGCCGCGATTTCTACGACCTTCTCTTCTTCCACCCGCACAGAGCCGATGGACATTTTGGCGTAGACGCGGGTGTTGAAGCCTTTGCCCGGATCCTCGCCCACCTTCGTGGTGATGTCGGCGCCCTTGCCCAGGGTTACACCGGACTTGGCCCAGGCGTAGAGCAGACGGGTGTTGCCAGACAGCGGCGTGCGCTCGGATGGAATCCAGGTGAAGCCCATCCATTTGCCTTCCACGTCGCCCGACTGCAGGAACTGGCCTGCCAGATAGTCCTGACTGGTCAGAGTGGCGTCCGCCAGAATGTCCGCAGCAGCCGACGCGGTGTAGCTGATGAACAGTTCTTCACCGTTGTGGTTGTCGGCCTCGTTGCGGCGGAACAGCTTGCGGGCCTGAATGATCTTGGCCTTGGTCAAGCCGGTACCGCCCACCGCGATTTTCTGAGTCGAAGGCAGAATGATGTTGCCGGTGGTTGCGCGGGACAGGCCGCCCATCGACGAGATGATGACGTCATCCTTAGCTCGGTTCAGGGAGGCAACCATGGCCTTGACGTAATCAGACGTCGGGTCGATCAACATACGGATCTTGTCCTGGTCGTCGATCATGTCGCCGTCTTCCCAGTCGAACAGATCCACGAAGCGGGTGCTGTGTGGTTGGTCGTTGATCGGGGTGTCACCATGGCGAGTGGTGCGGCGTTTCGCGGTGCGCTGACCCAGGCGGTTTACCGACTTGGACATGCCAACGATGTTCGGCTCGATGGTCACGCGGGTTTCGAACCGCGACATGGTTTGTTGCGCGACGTGCCGGAAGTTGTCAGCAAACTGCTGGACAAACGCTTCGGTGATTTGAAAAGACATACGATGCACTCCAATGCAGATAAGTGGGTTGCCTGCCGGGTATCCGCATTGCGGGCCGGGGGTTCCTGGCGTGCATCGGCTTTGCTGCGCCTCGGGGCATTCCGGGTATCTGCGTGCCACCGCAGGCCGGCCCATTGCTGGGATGCCTGCGATGTTTGTGCATGGAGGGTGTCGGTTTCCCGACTATTTGCGGCGGGGATCAGCCAAGGCGGGATTGGGGCTTGTTGTACTTGCGGTCATACAGCGCATTGAGCTCAGCCTGAATGCCGGCACGCTTCGGATCGTGGGCCGGCAGCTTCGATAGTTGGTCGCGCAGCTCGGACGTTTTGACGGCGAAGTCCTGATCGTTCATCACGCCCGCGCCGTTGATGGCGGTATCTTCCTTGAGTTCCTTGCCGATGTTGGCGGTGAAGGCGATGAAGTCCGGGTCGTTGCCATACTTGGACATGAGCGCGTCGAAGTTGCCGGGCTTGCCCGGTTCGCCAGCGAAGGCCTGGGCTGCACGGTAAGAGGCGCCGACGTTCTCGGTCATGATCTTCTCGTCGGTCCACATGGCCTTGAGCGCAGTGGTGCAGTCCTGTGCTGTGAGCTGGGCAGCGCCGCCCACCAGAGCCGGCGCGGCCTTCATGTATTCGCCGATGACGTACTCAACCTGGCCATTGGTCAGGCCTTTGGCGTGGGCACCCTTCAGGAACGACTGGGTGCCCTCGTCCTTCTTGAACTCTTCCCAGTCGAAACCCTCGACGCCTTCCAGCTTGACCGCGTATTCCTCGGCGGTCTTGGGCGGCGCATCACCCGCGCCCATGCGGGTTTCAAGGTGTTTGTAGGATTCGGCGAGTTTGCGCGACGACGCTTCCAGGTCAAGGGTGCCATCCTCTTTGTTGGTCCGGTACTTCTCCGGGATGAAGTCAACGCCGGCGCCGGCGGCGAGCACTGAGCCCGCAGGTGGTGCAGCCGCTGCCGGTGGAGTGGCAGGAGGCGCAGCGGCTGCGCCATCGCCACCCTCACCAGCTTCAGCCATGAAGAAGTGACCCAGTCGGCCATGGATAAACCAGTTCATCGTTATTCCCCTTGCTCGTTGTGATCGTTGGCGTCTTCTTGCACGCCGTTGGCGCGGTCGATCCGCAGTAGAACGTGGTCGAGAACCTCACGGTTCCCGGCCTGCTTGTAGGTGGTGAGGATGGCGTCGATACCGCCAACGGTGCAGGCGTTCTTCGCAAAGCGCTGGATCAGGATGTCCAGCACGATGCGGCCTTCGTGGTGATCCTCGAAAACGCGCTTGAACATCGCGTCGGTTTGTTCTGGCGTCATGCTCACGCTGCATTCCCCTGTTGTTTGAGTGCGGCCTCACTGGCCTGTTGTTGAATCGCCTGCTGCTGGACCTGCTCCTGAGCCTGCTGATTGGCGGCGGCACGGTCTTCCCGGAGCTTGTCGCGGTCGGCCTTGCTGCGGATGACGGATGACGGGACACCCAAAGCCTCGCCTTTGAAGCGCTGTGCCTCGTCCATGTCGATGTTGTCCAGGATCGACGGATCAGCCTGAGCAACGACCAGAGCGCCCTCGATGAACTGATCAATCGCGGTGACCTCTTCCAGCTTCTGCGAGCGGGCCAGCGGCGACAGGTAGCGCACGGTGAAGTTGCGGCCGGCAAGCGACTCAGGCGCCACGCCGAGCACGCCAGCGCGGTAGGCAATGCCGAAACAACGCTCGATCAGCGGTTGCAGGTACTCGGTTTGCAGGCGGCCATAGACCGGGCCGAGCAACTGACGGATCAGGTTGACCCGCACGTGCACCTCGGTAGCAGTCATCGCCGGGCCGTCCTGTGCCTGGAGCTGGTCGGCCATCAAGATCTTGCGGATGGACGCCTGCAACCGGGCGATCTTGCTTTCGGCGTAAGCGAAGTTGGACCCGCTTTGCAGGGGCTTCATGCTGTCGACGCTGTTGGCCACGATGATCTTGCGCGGGCCCACCTTGACGGTGCGCGGGTTGAGCACGCCGTCGTCTTCGGCAATCCACATGCCGGCAATGGCCAGGTCACCGGCTGCCAAGTCCATGCGGCACAGCTCGTTGAGGGTGCGGGCGTCCGGCAGAGCATCGAACACCGGGCCAACCGCGTACACGCTGTCAGGGATCATCATCCAGCGCGGCACAACCACCGGCATCTCGTGATAGCCCGACTCGCTCACCAGGTGCTTGGCTTCAACCTCGACCTTGCATGACGCAATCGGCATGTTCTTCGCCAGCTTGGCGTCGACCATGTAGGTGGTGCGCGGGTAGATCGCGTGAACGAACCGCACCATTTCCTGTGGCTTGTCCTTGGCCAACTTGCGGGTGTTCTCGCTGACGTTGGCTTCGCCGAACTCGTTCACCGCCTGCTCAGCCGTGAGCTTGTACTCGCGATAAACCGTGTCGATCTTGCCGCCAGCCTTGGAGGCAGACACGTACACGCTGGAGATAGGCCACAGGTCGAAGGTAAACCCGCCCTTCTCCATGTCCTGATCGATGTACAGCGCAAACCAGCCGGCACACACAACGTCGATCAGCCCCTCAAAGGCGGCTGCGTCAAAGTTGGATGCGTGGATGTTCTGCCACAGGATATCCGCCGAGTCATCGAGCCAGCGGCGCTCCTCGTCCGTTTCCTGCCCGACGTCCATGCCGAACCAAAGCGAGTTGGCCGGCGTCAGGCCCGACATGATCCCAGACGACAGGATGCGCGCCGCGTCCGTGGTGGTGCCGTCGATCATCCGTGCCTTGCGCATCTGGGCCTCAATGGCCGTGATCTGCTCAGTGCAAAAGCCGCTACCCCGAATGGGGTAGCTGTGGTCGAAACAGTCGCGCCAGACCGTCTCATGCGGTGAGCGCAACGACTTCAGTGTGCCCAGCGTTTTGGCGATCTGGTCTGCGTTCATGCGCCGAGTGTCCTTTTGCCTTGTTCCAGAACGGTCTGTGATGCTCCTCGACCTCGCGCCGTGCCCTGAGCGCCAACGGTGGAAAGCAGGCTGCTCTCCTGCAAGCGCTTCTTGCGTGACGCGGTTTCAGAGTTGGCCTTCTGCGTGGCCAGGTCAGCGGCCTTCTGCGCTTCGACCTGTGGGTCTGGCGCGGCCTCGACCTTGGGTTTCTTTGGCTTGCTGCCCATGGGCCTTACTCCTTCACTGGTGGCTCAGGGCACAGCCAACCATCTGGCGTCATCACGGCCTGTTTCAGCGTGCTGGCGTCGACACCGGAAGACGAGGCCTTGCGCTGGGACAGCTCGGCCTGGTCGTTCAGGCGCTCGGGATCCAGCTCCAGCGGTTTGCCGCCGTCCAGCAGGCGCTGGGCTTCAGCCTCGGCCAGAGCCTTGGCGCCCTCGCCCGCGACCATGAAGTCGCTGAACCAATCGGCTTCGCCCTCTTCCGGGGTGTGCCAGATCTTCCAGCGCCCGCCGCCGTTGTGCTTGGCGATGTAGATGGGGGCTTGAGCGCCTGCTGTGGCGCCTTCGCTGGCAGCGGCATTGCCGTCACCAGTCAGCGGCGTGATGGTGCCCAGCGGTTCGCCGGGAGTGTGTGGGGTAAGTTCGCGCGGTGGCATGGATACGGCCCTCTGCTGATGGGGAATCAACGAATTGAGGGCCAAGGATCGCGGTGGTGTGCTGTCGGGTTCCCGACTATTTGCGAGGGATGCAGGCGGTGTTGATGTAATCCTGCAGGCCGTTCAGGGCGACGATGGCCTGGTCTCCGTCATCGGTGATGGCGACAATTCGTTCAGCAGCCGCGGGGTCAAGTTCGGCTCGCGCTTCTGCATCATCCACGCCGGCGGTGCTGGTGGTGGCTCGCACTGCGGGACAGGAGGCCTTGACGGACAGCCGGCGAGCGCCAGTAGCGACAGCAGCACGCAGAGTCTGGTTGGTGGCTTGAACATCGGTCAGTTCCTTGGTGTGTTTGGTGTCGAGGTCCAGCAGCAGGCGTTGGGTGTTGCGGCGGGAGGTGGCGACGGCTTCCAGCTCGGTGATGGTGCTCTCGGCGCTGGCCAGGCTGTTGCTGACATGGTCGAGGCGCCAGAGCGCCAGCAGCAGGCCTGCAATGAGCACAGCGCAGATGCCGGCGAGGATCCTCATTCGAGCGCCCTTCTCACGCCTTCAGCCAGCACGGCATCGGGATACGCGAAGCCTGCGTTCTCGTGGTGGATGATTGCCTTGACGAAGCCCTGCATTACGCTGGTGGCGCGCAGATCGACGTTCGCCCCTGGCTTGGTGCCGGTGTTGACCTCAACGGCCCGCACGTAAGCGCTGGTGTCGTTCTCGACCGAGGGAGCCCAACGACTGATGATCGCCTTCACCGTCTTGAGCCCGTGCTTGTCCTGGTACGTCAGCAGCAGCTTGCCCAGGGCACGGATGCCGTTCTCTGGTGTGTCGAAACGGGCGAACCGTTTTTCAAGCGCCGGGTTGGGTGGGAGCTGGCCCCGCCACTTGTTGGCCGGCACATAGTCGATGTTGCCGGGGTTGTTGTTACGGACGCCGCGAGTTTGAGCAGTCATCAATCCATCCTCAGGATGCGCGCCACGTTGCCGCGAGCCCTGTACACCAGCACAGCCAGGACAATCAGCACGATCAGCAAGAACGGGGAAACAGCGGGCGTTGGCTTGGCGAACAGCGCCGCCAACAGGATGGACAGCCACTCACAGCCTGTTGCGGCCGCCAGTGCGTAGGCCAGCCATGACACGCCAGCGCGGTAGCGAGCCCCCTCCCGGCGGTAGATGGCGATACGAATGCAAATGGCGCCACAGAGGGCGCCGGCGATGAGAGTCCATGGATCAACCATTTGGGCGACCTCCGCGCAGATTGAGCAGCCATTGCAGCCAGCCAGGCGGCTTGCCACCACCAATCCACTCCAGAAGGCTGATGCAAACGGCAACGCAGAACAGCGCGCCGAAGAAAGCGACAAGGCCAGATGTTCTGGCCCACTCACGACCGATAATCTCGCTGGCCACGTAGTAACCAGCGACCCATGACGCGATGAAATACCCCAGACGGGCGAGCGGGGTCAGGTCTTTGGCATACACCACCAAGAACATGGCACCGGCAAACGCGCCAATCACTGCGTTCACGTCAACGCCAGGCCACAAGCTAACAGCGGTGACGCCAATGACCCCCGCGCCAGCCAACACTGCCCCGCTGCTTGGCTCTGCCATTTGATACCTCGGAAAGAAAAACCCCGCACGGTGGCGGGGTCGGGTTACTCGACGAGGCAAGGATCATCGGGGTGAGGTGTCGGAATCCCGACTATTTCACTGGCACACCGCCAGCAGCCACCCAGCAGTCGTGCAGTTCCTTGGTGATCTTGCTGACAAACTCGCCCTCGTAGCGCTCCAGATTGTAATTGCGCGGCGCAATCCATTCCTCGAAGGTCCGGCCTGCGCCAATCAGCTTCTCGGCCTCAGCCGTCAGCTTCTCGGCCAGTCCGTGGTTGCCTGCACACGTCGCGCGGTTTGCAGCGTCGGACAGCTCAATAATTCGGGAGTGTTCGTCAATGGTGAGCATCGGTGTTTCCTCTGTCGTGGGTGAGCCAGTGAGTGGATAGGCCAAGCCAATCAGCCTCAGGTTTTCGGATTCAAGCCACTTGTTGCGCTTCTCGTACTCAGCGATAAGCGTTTGAGCTACTTCCAAGGCTTTCAGCCCTGACGGTGGGTGGTGCGTGATGAAAAGCCTCATGTTCGCCTCAAGCTGGCAGCCTCTTGATACAGGGCTGATGCCATTTTCTGATGAGGCACACCGATAGTTCGATCAAGTGTCATGAGATGCCGTGCTTTGTCATTTTGAGCCTGCCATGCCTGCATCAAACGCTTTTGCACAAGCCAGCGGCCAACGAAGGTTTTGCGTAACCACCCGGGCATATCCTCCGCCCGGGCCTTGATGCGCTCGAACTCTGCCTTGCACTCAGCTTCGGCGCTTGCCCTAACCTTCAGCTCATGCTCGATGCCGTTACCGTCTTTGTTCACCAACATGGTCCAGCCCTCAAACTTTCGAGTGATAAGCCCACCAGTCGCCAACGGCGACCATGGGCAGTCTTGTACGGTCGTTCCCAGTGATCTGGCACCAGAACGACACAAGGCGCTCCCCCTCCGTGTAGCGAGGTTCAGCGCCCTGCTTCCAACCCAACAGCGTGGTGCGTGCGACTCCGATGGCATCAGCCACTGACTGCGGGGAATAGCCGGTGCGCGAGAGCACGGTTATCACCGTGAACCAATCAACCCGGTGTTCAACT